GCGCGACATGACGTTGACCGGATCTGTAGGCGTAGCCGCCACGGCGACGCCGGAGAAGCCCTGACGCTTCACGTAGATCACGTCCGTCCGGTCGTAATTGTTCTGCGGCACGCCGTTGCCGTCGCGGCTCTGGTTGCTGCCCCAGCCGACCGCCGTGGCGTCCGCATCCTCGAACGTGAAGCCATCTGTGTTGATGACTTGGGCGCCGGCGTAGGAGGCGTTAACGTCCGCCATGATCGGCGCGGGATAGCGCATGGCAGCTCGACGGCCAAGCAGCCGCCGGAGTCTTGGATTACTCATGGTCAGCTCCAATTTTTGGTTTTGGGACAGGTCAAATCGCCGCCGTACGAACGATCACGACAACGTCGATATCGGTGGAGCCATCCCCTGCGTTGACGACGGGCCGAACGAGCGCAGGGATCGTCGCGGCGCCGACCAGTTCATCCTGGCTTAGCGCAATGGCGGCGCCAGCCGGGTCCGCGATCGCGCCCCAGTTCGTCCCGTCATTGGAGCCCTGAAAGCCGATCGCAGCGCTGCCGGAGAAGTCGCCGACCGCCTGGATCACGAAGTCGACGACATTGCCGTTGATTTCTGCCGGCGCGCCGTCGTCGGACTGTCCGAGACCTGACCAGGCGAAAGTATGAATGATCCCATTGCCAACAATCGGATCGGGCAGTGGACGGGTGGCTTTGCTGAAAGATACGGTAGCCATGGTTTTGGTCTCCAGACATGCGAAAGCCGGTCTCGACGGCCCTGTTGAAGGGCCGCCTCGACCGGCTCGAGGTTGAATTGGTTTGGCGGACGCCCGGTCAGGCGTCAGTTGTGATCGTCTTCACGATGCCGTCGCCGAAGATGACCTTCAGATCGCCATCAGCCGCGTCGATATATAGCTTGGCGAGACCCGAAATAGCGCCAGGCGCAGCAACCCCATCCGCCAACGCCAGGCCGTTTGCATGGACCTGATCCAGAAGATGGGTTGCGTCGCCGATATCCTGGCTGCCACTGGTTCCGCGCGGGGTAGCATCGCCTGCCGCATCGAAGCGCCACAGCTCGGCGCCCGCATTGTCATGCAGGCTCGTCCGACTGTTCGCGCCGTTAACAACGAGCATATTGGCGTTGTTCACGCCAAGGCGGACGCTGCCGGCAGGGTCCTGGGCATCCAGTTGGACCTGCCCGGATGTTTTGCGCAATCGGCCCGAAACAGCATCGGCCTCATCGAAGGCTTCTTTGACGTAGAGGAAATCCCGGACGGAAGAGCCTTTGGCAAGGAAGCTGTCATAGGCATTGGTCTCCGCCGTCGATAGATCGTTGGCAAAGCCGTTCAACAAGGTCTGATCGGTTCGACTGGAGAAGCCAAGCAGTTGGTTTTCGGCCGCGTCCTGATCGAACTGCACCGCCCATTCATGTATCTGGAAATAGGCGTCGACAGCCGTACAGCGCATGGCGTGACTGAAATCAAGACCGACCTTCCCTCCGCCAAACAGGCAGGAAAAAAAGCCGATCCGTTCGGCGCCGCGACACAACTTGGCGCAGGCCTCCACATTTGGGTCAATCCAGCGCAATCGAAGGTTTTCATCGTCAACAACCACTACCAATCCACTCGCCGGAGCGGATGTAAACTCAATGGCGTTCTCAACGGAAAGCGAATGGGTTCCGCTGCCCGTATCCGTGATGTCGATCGGTGTGGGCGTGCCGGCGACGGCATTGGCGTAGCTCGCCGCAAGCTTGCAGACGCCTGCCGCAATCTCGGTCGCATAGTAGTCGATCCCGGCCGACAGTCCCGATGGCGTCGTTCCCGTGGAGCTGACGCGCACGATCCGACCCGCCTGCAATTCAGAGGCGCCGGAGCTTTCTATTGTCAGAAGGTCGGTTCCAGCATCGACGCTGAAGCCGTAGTTCTTGTTGCTGCCATCGGCGATGAAATAGTCAGCGCCGCCGGCCTGCTCGATGCTGTTTACGCTCGCCTTCACACCACGCCCAGCAGCCGGATCGCTGAATGATGGCCGCGCGCTCAGCCGGAAGTTTCGCGTAACATCGTCGCCAGTTGTATTCAGCAAGGCCACCTGCGCCGGCGCGCCCAAAGGCGACGAGCCGCCTGCAAAATCGAAGGTTGGCGTCGTTGGATCGGTAAGGGCGTCGACAGAGTAATCGACGTCATGGGCGAGCGTGACCGCCGCAACCCCAGCCGACGTGACATATTGGACCGTGACATGAGATGCGGCCGTCAATGCCTTACCGGAAACGATTGGGCCGAAGGAAAAGTCCGTCTCTGCGCCGTCGCCAGCACGGAGTTCACTATCGATCAGCACTTCGCCGTATATGCGGCAGTTGTAGAACGAGACCCCATCTGCGCCGCCTACGCCGTTGGCCTCTGCCGCGACCTCGACCAGGTAGCGTGGAAAGTTGTTTGTGGGATTGGTTTGCGGCGACAAAAAGTCCGTTTCAAACTCGCAGTCGATAAAGCGGCCGTCCGCGTTGCCGAAAGACGTGCCATCAGCATTCTTGCGGCCATCGATCACGCAACAGTCAGTGAAGCACTTTACCTCCACATCTTCGATGCGGTAGCGCGTCGCCCGGCGGAGATGCAGCCCGATGTAGTCGCCGCCATCCGAAGCGATATCGTCATCGCCAATCACGGTCAGCCCGCGGATCTCGAAATCCGCCGTGAGCCCCGTAACATCGTCAGTGGAATTCGCCATATCGAAGCCAGGGCAACGACTAGCTTGCACAATCGTCAAGCCTTTGCCACGGCCGATTAGGCGTGTGTTGTCGTATATGTTGATAGGCGCGCTAATTCGGTAGCTAACGTCAGCAAAGCCTGCGGATACGACATAGCCGTTCTGGCTGGCGTAAAGCATACAGGCGTTGATCGCGGCGGCGTCATCCGTCACGCCATCGCCTTTCGCGCCATACTGCTTCCAGGTGACATACCCGGAAGCCATTTCTCCTAGAACGCGGGCTGGGCCGTAGTTCATCTCAGATGTCCTCCGCGTCAGCGAACATTTCGATGCGCTTCAACGCCCCATACAGCTGCCGCCGCAGGCCGTCGTCGTCCGTCACGAGAATGTTCTGAAAAACCTGTTTTTGGATCGGCGTTCGGGCTCTGGCATCGGACAGAATGTCCACAACACAGTCGCAGGCGAGTTCGCTGCCCATTCGCCGCACCTCCGCAGACGCCACCCTGCAGTAGGCCTGATCGAGGCGAAATCCCTCGATCCATACATTCGCTTTGATCGCCATAACGGCGTCCTCCTATCGCACGAGAAATCCGGAAAAGTGCGCATAGCCGTCAGTGCCGCCGATGAGATCGACGCTGTCCACGGCTTCGCCCGATACACGGACGACCACGGAAACCGTGTCGCCCCCGGCCATGTCCGCCAACACCGAGAATGCGAGCGTGGTCCGCTCGAACATGTCGTTGGAACGGAAAGCCTGGCCAAAATAGTCTCTGGTCGACGTGACGAGCCGCAGTTCGACCTGGTCGGCGGCAAGGGTGACGTTATCGAGCGTCGCAGCTGCATTGAACTGGTAGCGCCCTGCCTTGGGCGCTGTGTAGACGCCGTTCGCTGCGTTGTAGTCGCCGTCGCCGTCGTCGAAATCAACCGCATCGAAGACAACGGTCGCCAGCGTTCCAGCGCCGGTCACGTTCACAACGTCCGCCGAGAGCCGCGCGTTGAACGCCGCCGTTGGCGCATTGACATCGCCGTTCAAACTGTAGGCAACAACGGCGTCGCCGGCGTTCAGACCGTTTAAGAAGACAACCGTAACGCCATTGCTGGCGGTGTAATCCGCTTCGTCGACGACTGCGCCGTTCACGGTTAACAACACAGCATGGGCAGTGTAGCTGAGAGCGAACGCCGTCTGCCCAGCGGTCGCGATTGCGCGTGTCGCCGTGATGACGCTAGCAGCCGTGCCCAAAGCGGCGACCGCAGAAAATGCAAGCTCAGTTGTCCCAATCTTGATATCTCCCGGCGTTGCCAGCACAAACTCGCGGTCGCCATTGGCGCCGCCGCCAGTCACGTAGAGGCGCGTCCCTGAAACGGCGTCGCGTGCGTCGTTGAAATCGGCCGAACGCGACCAGGTCCCTGTCTCTACGCGATAGACCCCATTGGCCTTGGCATCGGCCTGATCCTTGACGAGCACACGATCACCGACAGCCAGCGCCAGGGCATCGACCGTCTGCAGGCCTTCCAGCGCAACCGGTCCGGTGGTCGCGGCTTTTGCCGGCGCTTTGACGGCGACGGACGCCGACAATCCGAATAGACGTTCGTTAGCAACGCTTGGCATGAGCAATCTCCTTTGATCGCCGACGCGAAACAGCGCCGACACGTTTTAGAAGCGCATGACGTCGCGACCGCCCAATCCACGGATCGAAACGGCCACGGACCAGCGCTGCCTCGATGGCCACGGCGTCGGTGTTTCGCGCGGCCGCCTCGATCACAGCGCCAGTGAGGGTTTCAATGATGGCGACAGCAGCGGCCAGGCGGTGGTCCGGGTCGGGTTCCAGCAAGGACAACGTTCCGACGGCCGCCAGAAGCGCCGTTTCATAGTCGAGGCGTTGGGCCAGTATTGCTCCGGCTGCGGCTTCCACCGCATCGAAGAGCGTCGGCGGGGCGTTTTGCAGCGGCGCGGTCATCTGTAGACTCCACTCGCCAGGTCGCCGCCGAATTTGCTCAGGAAAGACACCCCGCTCGAGAGCGCTCCAAGCTGGGCGCGACGTTTACTTTCCTTGCCGTCGAAGCGGGTCATTTGGGCGCCAAACTCACGATTCCGCGCGCGGGCTTCGCCTTCGCCGAGCGCGGTCTGAACCTCGAAGGTCCCTTCCCTGTTGATGCGGGCCAGTAAGTTGGCGGCGTCGCCGTCGGCGCTTCCGCTGCGGGCGGCGCTGACGGCGACGGCGTTGGAGCGTGCGATGTCAGCCTCCCGACGCGCCGCTAGCGCCTGCCGTTGCCCAGCGGCCCGTTCTTGGCCCGCCAACTTCTCCTTCTGAGATGCCTCGGCTTTTGCGGCGGCATTGGCTTGCGCGCCGCCTTGCAATTGGCCAAGAATCGTCAAACCGGTCGATGCTATCGCCAGCGGGGCTAAGAGTTGCGCCATCGCCATATCTCCTCTTGATCAGGCCCATCCATCCGGACAAAGCCAAAGTGTTTAAGAAACGCCGCGGATCGTGGTTGGTTGGGATCGCGCGCCGCCAGAACAGGCATGTTCGTCCTGCGCGCGGCCGCGAGGACGCGCCGGGCGACATGGATGAACGTGCGAGCATGCGCCTTGGCTTCGACGCCAGGCGCCAAATCCATAAACGCCTTCAGCACGCCGCCGCGATATTCAAGGCCAGCGACGCCAACAATGCGGCAGGCGGCGTCTTCCACGACCCAAGCGCGCACTCGGAAAGGCGGCGCACACGCGTAGAAGTCCTTGAGGCTTGCCGTCGACGCCGCACGAATGCGAACGGTCGGGCGCGTCACTGCTCTATCGTTTCCATGTCGAGCACGACGCCAAGCACCGTGCAGGGCTTGGGGGCCGCCGCATGCAGGCAGATACGCGCGTCGGCCGACCACTCGCCCGGGAACAACGTCCCGTCGAAGTCATACTCGGCGTAGATCATATCCTTGTCCGGCGGCCCAAAAGCAGGCCGTGGCGGCAGCGGATCCAATCGCTCGAAATCCGGTCCATAGCGCAATCCTTCGCCATGGACATCCGCCAGTATGAATGACAGGCGGTTGACCCGCTTGGGCTGCCCAAGCGCCGATCCCTTGCGGGCGCCGTAGGCAAGCTTCACGCTTTGATAGCGCGCCTGATATCCAAGCCCGACGACGGCCGACTGGCAAGGCGCGCCGGAAATATCGACCGCCCCGCCCACGACGATCGCATCCGCACGCGCCGTCCCATCCGCCCACACAACGACGGCCTCGCCTTCCAGATGGTCAAGCCCGGAAATTCGGTCGGTCGATGCGCCATGGTAGGCCACATGGCTGTCGGCCTGACGGTTCAATAGGCCGCCACGACATTCTTGCGCCAATGCCAAGCGTTCCAGAAAGCGTCGTGGCCGGCCATCGATCGTGCGCTTGACGATATAGTAGATTTCATCCTCTGCGCCGTTCGGCAGCACCACCGCATCCTCGATCTGCCCGTCGGTTTCGACGACAACCCAACACCGCACTTCTTCGTTCGGATCCGTGACGAGCACGGCGACGGCGCCGTCCTGCCGCAGGCAATGCACCCGAACTTCCGGCTGATTTTGCACAGCTAAGCGAACAAACCCCGCTTCCCCGACCTCCGGCGCATGCGCTGTTAATCGAACGGTTTCCTGTCCACTGTCGACGCCGCTCGCCGTCGCTTCCAGCAGCTCCCGCCCGGCGCGTTGCACGAAGTGCAATCGTTCATCCACGGAAACAGCGGGAAGATTGGCGCTGCCCATAGTCGAGAAGCGCCGAAGTTCGCAGGCGCCGGGCGTCAGCGGGTCATCGAGGTTGGACGCTCGCGCTTCAAACACCCCGCCAGCAGCGCCGAGCGCCATGCGCCGACCGACCGCGATCCAGGAGATCGTGTCGGACGGGCCATCGCTGATCGTCTTGGCGATAGACCCGGACGCGCCTTCGACCGTCACGTCGAAGCTGTCGAAGGCATCGGAGACCGATCCCCACAATCGCCCACGACCGGCCCACCACAAGCGGCCTTCGAAGAGACAAACCGCGGTCGGCCAGCCATCATGTCTCGACCAGGCGCCTTCCGCCCAAATTGCTGTCGGCTGCCGCTGTCCGAACGGCTTCAACACGACGGCGTTGGCCGACCGGGCTGAACGGACTGACGTTACGCGGCAAACGCCGTCGACAGCGCCACGGGCGAAAGTGATGCTGACATTGACCACACCGGACGTGTAGTCGCCGGTCTTCACGCCAACCCGGTAGTACACAATCTGGTTGTCGAGTTCGTCAAAGATAGATTTCGACCCGGCCGATATCGTCTGGACATCTTCCCAATCCCCGGGCTCGCCGACGGAGCGCTGCAAGGTGACATCGGCCGTGCCGCTGCCGCTCTTGGCGGCCACGAAGCCGCGACTGTCGCCGACGCCAGTGACCCGGATCGCTTCCGTAAACACATTCTCAGTCCCAATCGCCTCCGCTGCTTTCTGGCCAGAGGAGGTCAGGCGGAAAAGCGTATCAACGTGAGACGGTTTGAAGACATCCGCCGAGGCCGTCAGCGTCACATCGCCCTCGAGACCGGATGGCTCCAGGGTCATGCGGGAAAAATTCTCGGTCTTGAAAGGCCCATCGACCGTCTCGTAGAGAACCACTGACCAGGACCGAGCCGCGCGGCGTTCGATCCGTCGCTGCTGGCTTCCGTCACAGGCAAGAAAGATAACGTCGCGCGATTGCGCCCAGCGCAGCTTCGGCAGATCCGCGTTTGCATATGGTGGATACAGCTCCAACGGGCCTGACGCCTCCAATTGAATGGCGTCCAGCAGCGCGGTGTAGTCGCCCCGATGGGAAACGTGGACATAGAACGAGCCGCGCGCCGGCATGAACGCTAACGAATGCGCGCCCGTGCCAAGCGCGGTCGCCGCCAGCATGTCGTCCGAGCCTGGCGCGGATCCTATCTTGAGAGTGACAGGCCCACGCGAGACAATCACGCGCATGGCGTGCTCGGTCCGGCGTTCACCATCAGTGACCCGCACCTGTTGCCAGCGCTGGGCCGCTTGCACGCCCGTGCCCCGCAAAGCCAGCGCCCCGCTGGACCAGTTGGAGGCGGCGCCGGTCTCATCGTCGTCGATCCAACCGTTCAAATTGGTCTTGAAGCCGCTGTTGGTCACGCGGGCATGCACTGCCGGGCGCGACAGCACGGCGCCATCGATCCAAACCCGGAGGGTTTTGTCCGTCACCTCAAGCAAGGCCTGATCGTCGGCTTCGAAGACAAACGGAATGAAGCGCGCCGGCCGGCTGTTCTTGGTCTCGCCGATGAACTCCAGGCCTGGCCGCAACGTCATCGACCCTAGCGTGCTGGGGATCCAATTGGTCTGTTCCGACGCTGAAAGGCGGGTGCGTTCGATGTCCGTGCGGGCGAGCCCGAGGCGAGAAAAGAGCCCACGATTGAACGCGAGCAGCGGTGGGGAAATCCTCATCCTGGCGTCCTCCTGTCGAGGCCGTTCTGACGCGCGCGAACCCATCGGCCCGGCGGCATGAACGCGGTTGGCTGGTTCATCGCGTCGCGACTGCGGGCTTTCGTGAAAGCCTGTCCGGCCGCCAACTCCATGCGCTGAATCTGCGCTTCGGCCTTGTTGAAACCGTGGGCCGCGACGGAGGCGATCAAGCGTGCGCCGGCTTCGGCGAGCGACGGCGGCCAGCGCGCCAGATCGCCGCCAAAGGCCCCGTCGTCGGAGACGTAACTCACATAGAGAACGTCCACGTCGGCGTACCAGTAGCCCGCTTCATCCAGATATTCGGTGAGCGGAAGATAGAATCTGGGGTCAGCTGAAAGCGCGGAAACCCGCACTAAGTCGGCGGGCTGGCGGAATGCGCGGGCGTGACCGAATGGCGGTTCGATGCCAGGGTCGTAGGGCAGCTCCAGCGTCCGCAGCGCAACGTTCCAAAGACCTTCCTCCAGAATGCGCTTGACGGCGCCGCCGTCCCAGACCGCGTCGAGCACCCGCCTGGCCGTGCGGCTCTCCTCCAGGCTCTGAAGCGGTTGCTCCGAGCAATAGAGAAGCGCCTGGTTCAGGATCGAGAGCTTGTCGGTCACGCCTCAGGCCCCCGATCGACGGTTTTCGCCGGCTTCCCCTTGGGTGCGACTGGCGTATCCGGCTCCGTGACAGAAACGACCTTCATGCCAACACGCTGGGCGATCCAGCGCTCGGCGTCTGCCTTGGTCTCGAACTGTTTCGCCATGACGGCGCCATCGGATTTCCGGATGACGCCAAAGCGCACCGTGGGGCTGATCCAACGGGCGTCGAAGATGTCGCTTGCCAGCACCTGCTCGCCGGCGGCCAACGCCACCGGCCCCAGTACGAGCTGCACCCTGGCCGAAAGCGGCGTTGCATCCACCACCAGGGCTTCCGCGTAGTAGGTCATGCATTCCGGCAGGATCTCGAGCCGGTCGCCGGGCCCAAGCCGGCCTGCGACATGGGCGAGAAATTCAGGGTCGAGCACGGCGTCGATCGGCGTGCCGGCTTCTGGTTCGACACGGAAATGGGAACGGACGAACTCAGCCAGTTTCAGCCGGGGCGGCGACAACTGGATGGGCGCGCGGGCGACGGCTGCGGACTTGGGCGCCATGTAGGCCTCCATCGATACAAAAAATTCAGGGTGTGAATATGAAAAGGGCGGCGCGGCCATGTAGCCACGCCGCCCCATTCGGAAGCGGTCGAACCTTGTCGCGGGTTAGGCGACGGCGCCGAACGCCAGGGTGGCTGCGCCGCTTGCGATGCTCGCGACGAAGTGGAACGAGCCCTTCGGCGTCGCGGTATCGATGACCAGAACCAGGTCGCCAACCGCCATGCCGAGGTCGCCTGCATTGCTCACATAGCCCGCGCCGTTGACGGTCCCGTCATCGTCCGCGGATTTGTAGAGCCAGAGCGAGCCGCCGCCGCCGATGCTTTCGGCAATCAGGCTCGGGGGAGTTTGGGTGCTGTAAGCCATAGGTATTGGTTCTCCTTAAGACGCCTGGAAGGCGGAGCCGTCATGGTTCATCACGACCACACCAGCGTTCTGCAGGAGCTTCGCGCCCATGAAGATGGACGTGCGCGCCCAGGAGTACTGCTGCTCGCCGTTGTAGCCGATCTCGCTATCCAGCCCCTCCACATTGCAGGCATGGCCGACCGCGGTGGCGTGATACATGAAGCACACCTCCGCGTTTGTGCCCTTGCCGGCGAGGTTCGGATGCACGATCCAGTTGACGCCCATCCAGCGGAACAGTTGCTGGTCGCTGGTGAACGGCTTGTTGTTGACGAAATCCGCCGATGCGAACTCCTCGACCTGCATCAGATAGGCGTGGAACGCCGGGGTGATGACGGCCGAGATGTTGTTGTCGAACGGCACCTCGGCATTGCCGAGGATGGTCTTGGCTTTCAAAACCAGCGTCAGGCTCGCCGTCGCGGCGGAGCCGGTGTCCTGGGTCGCGGTCGCAAGCTCGGTCAGAACGGTCTGGTCGATATCGCGGTTGATCACGCCCATGCTGGTTTCCTGCATGATCCGACGACCGTCCCCCTGGCTCGCGAAGATGTCGAAACCGGTGCGCTGCACCAGATCGTGCTTCTCCACGAGGCTGACGGTCGGTTGCGTCAGGTTGTCGGACCGGGCCGGAATACGGCCGTTGGCGCCGCGCGTCTGCGCCGTCGCCTGGCCGGAATCCGCGACCAGGAAGGTTGCCTGGTTGCCCTTGATCATCGCTTCCTTGGTGACCGATTGGCGCAACAAGGACGCACGTTGCTCGAAGCCGGAGATAAACTCCCGGCGATATTGATTCTGGGCTGCCGCCACAGTCATCGTTCGCTCCTTTGTTAAGTTTAGGGAGCCGATCGACACGCTGGGTCGGCCGCACCAAGGCCGCCGGCGGGGCTGCCGATGCGAAAATCGCACTGGGGCCGCTGACGGCCCTGGACGGGGCCAATCGCTGAAAGGCTGAAATTAGTCGAAAGGTTTGCCGGGGCCAGGATGCCGTAGCGCCCAGGGTCTGCCGGCATCGGGCTAATGTCACTGCCGAACCCGTAAGTCCAGACGCACCAGCCCGTACACCCTACCTAGGTGCACCGCATTGCGAGGTCAAGCGTAAAATTGCGAATTTTGCATTTTTCTGCTACGACGGTTAGTCAAGTCAGAGTTCCGTGCAGCTGCTGGAACAGGTCGCCACGCAGGCATTGGTACGTTGCCCACAGACCGGTCATGCCTCACAATTCGAATTTACTAAAGCACGATCCCAAGCAGCGTTGCGACGCTTGGAGGACGCTTCAAGCACAACATTCCAGAGCATGCCGTGGCTAAGACGCGCCCCAGGCGGCTAGGCGCTTCAAAACAAGCGCAGCCGAAACTAACCGCAGCGGGGATCCAACAAGCCGTCGTGATCTTCATCGGCTACAAAAACTGTCATGTAGGGCGCATGGCCAAATGCCTCGACAACGAGATAATCGGCATCGACCCCAGGGTACGCCAGATCGAACTTATTTGCTTCGACGCGTTCGACGATAGCGTCGATTTTCTCTTGGCTGGATGGCCTTAAGCTAACGGTGATCGTTGCGTAATAGCTGCAATAGAAGCCGCTTCCAGACTCCCCTTCAATCTGACCTCCAATAGCCAAAATCGTAATGGGGCCGCTTTGCGCTTCGATGGTTGCGGGAAGCCATTCGAGCATGCGATCCAGGTATCGGTCATGTCGCCACATTTCCTCCTGGGTCAGAATCCAAAAGACGATGACAGACGCCGCAACGACGGCGGCTGCGATCACTAACGCCGCAACGTCCGATGCACAAATGGGGAGCGTAGTCTCATAGTCATCCGCGTAGCTCTACAAACAGCATTGGAATTTTCCGAACATATCGCGAACACATAAATGGAGCAAAACGCGAGTCGTTACAACACCAAGGCAGGCCATCAGCTGCCGCCTATTTCTTGCTTTCTGGTGCGTGCTCAGCGCGAGAAGTAGAACCTATCGTCTTCCACGTAGGATTTTATCACGCCTTCCCCTACGTCTACGCACACGTACCCGGGCTCCAAATTGGCGACGCTAGTCGGCAGGTCTGGTCCAATCGAGATATCTGCGTATCCAGGCCAGTAGTATGCAAAACCCAGCAATTTCATGTCGCGGTCAAAGAACGCGAATTGATCGGTGTTTTCGCTATCCTGGCGCAATGCCGGCACTTCGGCAACCGCGTTTGCAAACGCGGCATGACGCGCCTCGGGTATCGTAACGTAGGCCGTCGCCTGGCAGACATAACGCACATTGGGGTCAGCCAAAGCTGATGACAATGCCGTCCACCGCACCTCATCGGCAAGATGTCTCACCTTAATCTCATCCAACCTCAGCAATCCAGGATTGCCTTCATCATCGGCCTTGAAAATTTCGCCACCGAAAAGCGCGTAAACGAACACTAACGCTGGGAACAACGGGGCCAGCACGTAACAAGCTAGATTTGTGTTTCTTTTCATTATCTAACTTCGTTGATGACCCACATCGAACAGGCGCCTGTAGTGAATGCAGAGCCCAAGCAACCGGCAAACCTTTAGCTAGCCATATTATGTGCTCCTCCAGAGCATACAATCTTTGGTCGAAAAAAATTCTGCCGGAATGAGTCAAGATCGCCCGAAGCATTCTCGACTTTGCCTGATCTGCCAATTTTGTTCCCTAACGAGGGTCGCTATGGTTCGTCGGTCACCTGCCCTCCAGCGTCCGCGCGCCCTGGAACGTCAATATTCTCACACCCTCACCGCCCCCCGTCACGCGCGGCGAGGAGGTCGCGGTAGCGGGCTTGTTGGGGTTCGTCCTTGAAGTAGCCGGCGCGGTCTGTCGTCATGCGGGCTTCGATGGCGCCGATTTCGTCCGCCAGGGCCTTGCCGGGGCCGGTCGCGCCGGAGGGGGCCAAGGTCACAGTTGGGTTGGCGGCGAACGCCAGGCGGGAGAGCCACTGGATGGCCTCCGGGTGGTCGCCGAACAGACTGCCGTCGGAGAGACGGGCGCCCAGGAGGTTTTCCTTCAAACCTTCCGGCGCATCGTCGAAGAGGCCGTGGACGACGTTGACGTGGGCGCGGAATTCCGGGCCCCAGGCATGCTTCAGTGCATCGACCGCCTGATCGTGCGCGGCCCGATCGGCGGCCTGGCGTTCACCGGCGACTTTGTCCTGCTCGGCATAGTACCAGCCGAGCGCCTGATTGACCTGATCCCGGGACATGTTGGCGGCATGGGCCGACTGGAGGAACCCATCCACCAGGGGCGCATCGTCCGCGCCGATCACCATGCCGTCCGGCAGTTCCGGGCCGTAGTCCTCCGGCGCTTCGGGAATGCCCTGTGCGGCGCGCCATGCGGTGAGCGCGGTCGGATCGTCGCTGTCGGGCGCAGCCGACGCCGTGGCGCCTGGTCCGCCACGCAATCTGAGTTCCGCGGCGAGGAGCGAGTCAACGACATTGCGCGGCGACGCGAACCGGCCGAGACGCTTTTCCAGGCGCTGGTCGCCGTCCGCCAGCTTGGTCCGCCAGTCTTCTGGCCAGTCGTTTGGCGTCGGCTGGCCGTTGGCGCCGTCCAGCTCGACAGCCGCATCAGAAGCAACAGACTCGGATAGCGCTTCCAAGGCGTTGGCCGGCGCATTGGTGGGACGGTCGATGTCTGTGGTTTGATCGTTCATTGCGGTTTCCTTTCATGGATCGCGAGATTGGCGTGTGTGAGTTTCATCATCTGCTCAGCCACCCATTTTTTGCCTTCCGCGAAATCGGTGTCCCGTTGGCCCGTAAGCCCGCCCGCACGGAAGGACTTGTCGCCATATCCGGCGGCGAACAGGATCCAATCCCAGGCGCGCTGTTGCTGGACGGCGTCGGCCTCGCCACGGGCGAGCGCCTGTACGGCCAGATGGTCTGAGGCGTCGTAGTCCGCCGGTTGCCAGGGCTTGGCCTTGTGGATGCGAGGGCCGCCACCGGTCATGGCCCGCCCTCCCCCGGTTCAGGGGCCGCGCCGCCGACAATGCCGGCGAGCGCCGCCTCCACCGCCGCCGGGTCGAGCTTGTCCGCGCTCGTCGCCAACGCATCGACCCCCGCGCCCAGAGCCTGGGCCGCCTTGCCGCCGGCCGCTGCCCGTTCCAGCGCCGCCGCCGCATTGCGCGCCGTCATGGCTTCGCCTCGCCCGGCGTCGGCTGATTGATCGTCTTTCAGCCACGCCGCCGGCGCACCGGTCGCCTTGATCGCATCCCGGAACATCTGCCGCGCCGCAATCTCCTGGCCTGCGTCCGGGTCGATGGTCTGATGCCGGTCCAGCAGGCCCGCCACCGTTTCATATTGGCCGAGCGCGGCGCCATCGCTGGCGGCGACGAACGGGTTCTCGAACTGGAACGCCACGTCGTTCTCCAGCACCTCCACCGGCCAGGCCGAGGCATGACCGAAGGCGCCGACGGCCCGCAAGACATCGAAGGTTTCCTGGCAAAGGGCCGCGCTGTATTCCGCCTCGATCGGCTCGAACAATGGCAAGGCCTGGCGGACATATTCCTGCACCCGCTGGCCGACCTCATAGGCGGTCATGCCGCCTGCCTGGGGCAACGTCAGCTTGTTCAGCATCCAGGCGGCGGCGATCTGCCTGCGCACGTCCTGTTGCATCTCCAGGCCAAGCGGCAAGCCGCTGCGGTCCTGGGAAATCGGCCGGATCGCCGCCCCCAGCCGTTCGTCATAAGCAGCGTCCACATAGGTGATGCCGCCTGGATAGAGCGCCACGTCGGAGCGCACGGCTTCCTGCGTCGCGATCATCGGCGGATCGACAGCCTTCTCGCCGGCCTCCAGGATCGTGCGCGTCATGTCCTGCAACATGCGCGCGTCGGAAATGCTGGCGACAGCCGTCGGCGAATAGCCGTAGACTGACCCCGACACCAACTGCCACCGAGGAACGACATAGCCCAGCGTCGAACGTCCGACCGCTTCCATCACATGGCCATGGGCCACATCGACGAAGACGGAGACGAAGCGCGCGCCGATAGACGGATCGCCAAACCTGTCCGCCGGCAACGCCACGTGGCGTATTTCCAGCTTGTGTGACCGCAGCTGCTCGTCCGACATCGCCTTCAGTTCGGGCGCATGGCTGCGTGGAAACAGCCGCGTCGCCTCAAGCGCGGTCATGGTTGAGCGACGATGCACTTCATCGACACGGCCAGTGAAGTCTTCCCGCCAGACGACGTCCTTCAAATGCCAGCATCGGAACAGCAGCGAGGTGTCTCGCCAGTTCGGCTCCACCGAAATGACGGCGTTGCCGAAGGTGACATAGTCATTGTCCGCTTGCTTGGCCGCTCGCTGAAACGCGGCGCGCGGTTCGTACATGGCGGCGCGCATGCGGCCAGTCATAGCTTCCAGCCAGGTTTGGGCGGCTTGCGAGGTTTCGTGGCCCGCATTGGAACGCAGCGAAACCCGGAACCAATCCCGCCCCGGCGGACGCAGCATGCCGCCGACGGCGTTCGCCAGTTCCTGGCGCGCCTGAAGCGGTTGGCCGGTCATCAGATGGCTGGCGAAGGCGCTGCCCGGATTGCGGCCGGCCGTAAAGTCGGCGCGCTCCACATAGAACGTCTCCGCCATGTCCTGCCACAGGGACAGCATCGGCGACCGGGCGGCGAAAATGGCGTCCCCCTCCCGGATCAGTTGAAGGGCGCGACCACGAACGGAATCTTGGTCGACCGGCGCCGTAGCCGGCGGCGCGGCATCGACTTCGCGATTGGGTTTGGGCGCTGGCTTCATGTCAGCGCCCGCCCAGGGTTTGGTTGGAGAACCGGTCGAAACTGCCGCCAAGCACGGTGTCCGCGCCTGGCGCCGCGCCAAGCGAGCCGCCGGCGCCTGGCCGTATGGTGGACAACACGCCCGAGCGTGCGCGGGTCGCGGCCCGGCTGCGTCTTTCCGCGCGGCGCACGACCGCATCGTCTGCGTCCGGCGCCGTCGGCGTCTCCGGCGGGGGCGTGGGCTTCGGGGGTTTCGGGGTTTTCAGCAATCCGCCCATGAGGTCATCTCCTGTTTTTCTGGTGAGCGCGACCGACGATCGCTCGCGGCCGCAATTTCGATTTGGCGCCGCCGCGCCAAAGGGTTTCGTGGGTGCGCCAACGCGGTCCGCCGCGCCATGCCATAACGACGGCGTCGCCTCGATCCGGAGACCGGCCAAGGCGCGCACGCAGCGCATCTTTCGCCTCAACTTGAATGCCGCGCGGACCGACCTGAAACGTCGGCGCCGTCAAGTCACGCAGCAGGGCGGTATCGGGCGGCAACTGGATCGGCGAACCGCCGGTCTGCCCGGGATCGAGGGCCTCGCGAAAGCGCCACCATGCTTCCGCCCGCAGGTTGGCGAACTTCAACTGGCCGTCCGCCGTCCGCGCTGTCGATCCGCCAGCCGGGATGAAGCCTTCGCAGCGGATATCGTTCGCGACCGAGAGATGCTCAATGACGGCGCCGCCATACCCGCCGCCCATGTCGATCACCGGAACCGCCCCATCGCGCCGGCAGGAAACGACCAGCCCGGCGACATCTGAACCCAGGGGCGTTTCCTTGCCCGGTTTAGCGATCAATGGCGCGAACCAGCCGTCGTGGCGGATCGCCAAAACGGTCTGGTCCGCGCCGCCCCTGGCGACATCCACGCCAATCGCGCACATGGGCGCGTAGTCGGGCGGGGTCGCCTGCCAGCGGCCTTGCGCATCCTGGACCCAGGCGGACGGCAGGATCTGCCATTCGTCGTCCTGGCGGGCGGCCATGAAGTCGCCGTCGCGTATAGCGCTGCGCAAGGGTTCTGGCAGGGCGTCCAGTTGGGCGCGGTAATCCGTCCGCGCCAAATAGGGGTTGTCGTCAAGCGCCGCCGGAATGAATGTCCGGGAGCGCGGCTGCATCGTGCGACCGCCAATCTCTTGCGGCCCGCCATCATCGACTTCGATTTCGTTTCCATCCGGCGCTGTTACGTACCAGCGCAATTCGCCCGGCGCCGCCGGATGCGGATGGCCGCTATCCAACCACGGCCGGAACATGGCCAGGATCCATTCGCCGCGCGCGTCCAACGGCGGGTTGGTCGCGAACACCGTGCGGGCGCGCTGGCCAGGCGTCGCGGTTCGGACCCAGCCCATTAGGAACTGCACTTGGTCCTGGGCGAACTGGGCGGCCTCGTCGAAACCGAGAAAATCCCGGCCTCGCCCTTGAAATTTGTGCTCGTCGCCAGCGTCCTTGGCGGCGCCGAATTCGATGATCCGCCCGTCGGCCGTCGTGGCCTTTGGCGGCGGGGCGAACCGCACCCGCGCTCGGCCGATGATGCCTCCAAGCCGCTCCGTCAGGCCGGCCAGGCTGACATATTCCCGCCGCATGATCAGGCTGTGGCTCTGGGCAGATACCGCCAGGCCCAACAGCAGATCGCTCTTGCCGCCGGCCGCCTGCCCGCCAAACAGCGTAACGTCGGCCGGAGAGAAATAGGCCTCCGTCTGAGGCCCAGGATTGGGCAGCCAGATCCGGCCCGCCGCCGCCTGGCGCGCTTCTTCGGCGACGTTCCGACGCGCTTCGAGACCGAGGCTTTCGTAGCGGGCGACGATCTCGTCGAGCAGACCTGGCCCACTCATGGCGCGATCTGCTGGGCAGCGGTTCGCTCCGGCTCCGCCTGGCGCAGCGCGAACGCGATCCGGCGGGCGATTTCAAATACGTCCGTCTCGACCGCAGAGGCCTCGACCACATCCGACGCCAAAAGTTTTTCCTGGGAGCCAAGGCCCAAGTAGCGGGCGAGCGCATTCAATGCCGCGAGCTTGTCATAAAGTTTAAAGCGCACCGTGCCGCCGCGACTGGTCTTGCTTTCAGTCACCTCGGCGATGGCCGCCGTCGCGCCTGGCGCCAGCGCGGCGGTCTCTTTAATGACAAGACCGTCCGGGCCAAAGCTCAGATACTCAGCGATATCCGCGAACGCGATGCGGGCGTATTCCTGCAGGACCCGGTCCGCCGAAAGCGAAAGCGCTTCGACACGTTCCGCCTTTCCCCGGGCCACGGCTGCGGCGATGTCCGCTCGTTGGAGAAGCTTGTAGGCGCGGACTTTCGCGGACCGCACCGCGTAACCCGCACGGATCGCTGCCTGCGCGCCGTTCAGGTCGACCTGGTACTCCTCGACGAACCGTCGTTGCTTTGCATTCAACTGGCGTCTCCGGCTTTGGCGGACAAAAAAAGCCCGCCGCGGCGGGTTGCCGTGACGGGCTTCGATCTAGTCAGACGTCAGCGCCAAAATTTCGACGCACGCCCTCTGCGACAACAGATGGTGTTGCGAAAACGACAATCAAGGTTGCGAGAAAGTTTTTTTGCCACACTCACGCTATGCTGCGGCCCAAGCCGTGTTGCGCCCAATCTGTGAGAACGCCATGACGCCGTCCCAACCACTCGATCCTGCGCCGCGCAAATACGCTCCGGCCGTCTCGCTGCGTCGTCGCTTGAAGAGCGTTCCACCGGCGGATGGACTGGCGCCAGACGACATCGAAGCATGGTTGCTGTCCGAAGCGCTCGGCTTTGAGGATTTCATCGACCTCTTCGATGCGTTCATCTGGCGACTGGCCGCGGCTGGCCTTGGCCTTGACCGCGCGAACCTGAGCGTTGGGACACTGCACCCCCAGCTCATCGGTTATGGCTGGAACTGGGTGCGCGCCGACGGGTTCACGGATGAGGTCCAGGTGCCGGCCGCTTCATTGTTGACCGAATCCTATCGCCGCAACCCGCTGTTTCGCGTCATTGAGTATGGCGAAACTGTTCGCCGACGGTCGCCGCCCCCTGGCGAAACGGAAGCCATGCCGCTGTTGGCAGAACTTTGGGCCGATGGCTTCACCGAGTATCTGGCGTTACCGCTGCGGGGCGGCGGCAGGCTCCACAATTCCGTCACGCTCGCCACCAAGCGCAAAGACGGGTTCGATACAGCCGGTCTCGGAGAAATCCAACGCCTGATGGCGCTCTTCGCGCTTCATGTTGTCCGCCACGCCGCCACGCAGATCGCCCGCAACACTTTGGCCGCATATCTCGGCGAGGCGGCAGGCAATCAGGTTCTGGAAGGATCGATCCACAGGGGCGATGGCCGGTCGATCCGCGCAATCGTCTGGGTATCCGATCTCCGCGACTACACCGGGCTATCGGAAAGGCTGGCCGGCCCGGAAGTGACCGCCATCCTGAACGCCTATTTTGAGACGCTTGCAGCGGCCGTAATGGCGGAATCGGGCGAAATTCTTAAGTTCGTCGGCGACGGGTTGTTGGCGGTTTTTCCATTCAACGACGACCGATCCGCCGCCGAAGCCGCCGCCGCCGCAATGCGCGCGGCGCAGGCCGCGATCGCCGGCGAGGCCAAACTCAATCAGGACCCGAACCGTTTAGCGGATATCGACGGCTGGCGGCCGCTTCGGTCCGGCATCGGCCTGCATGAAGGCGACGTTTTCTTCGGCAATGTCGGCGCGCCGGACCGTCTGGACTTCACGGTCATCGGCAATGCGGTCAACCTCGCCAGCCGTGTCGAAGGTCTGACGAAGAGCCTCGGCCGGCCGGTCCTGCTCACGGCTGACGTGGCGCATCGGCTAAACCTCGCCGACGCTGATGCTTCAAGCCTTGAGGATCTCGGTCCGCATGCGATTCGGGGCCTCGCGGAGCCAGTGCATATTTATGCGCCAGGCGCACGCCGTCCAGCGACATAG